TCCCATCACCATAAAAAATAGTCCCAATGTCATCAGCCATATCTTCAGCTGTTGAAGCTAATTCAATAGCTGCCAAATCAACAATAGCATTCGGGTCACTTCGATTAGTAGAAAGCTCAGTTAAACTAATTACTACTGGAATTTCATAAAACTTTGGGTCAAAAGTTAATTTGTTGCGAGTATCAACAGCAGTAGTAGAAAAAGTATCAAAACCATTGAAAGAACCGCCTTGGTCATTTTTTGAAATTTTAATACTTTTTTCAATTTGTTTTCCTATCCATTTTTGAGCATTTTTTAATACTCTGGTAGCCAAAACATTGCTACCTAAAGTAGTATCTACTACTTTAGGCAATAAACGATCATTAGTCGTTGTTGTTAATCTATTTGCCATATTTATATTTATTAATCATCGTTAGCTAAAGAAGAAAAACTTTTATTGCGTAAATTGATAGAAGTTCCAAATGGTTTTTCACCGCCTATTGTTTTAGTTTGTGAAACAGTAGAGGAAGCCACTTCTTTACGAGCTGTTATCTTTTCTGTGTTGGGTTTTTTGATTTGCTGTAAAATCTTTAAACCTTTACGAAAATCTAAATTGTTATTCTCGTCAGTAGGAGTAAATTCTTTCATAATAGAAACTAATTCATTACGGTCAAATTTATTACCTTCATCAACAAGGTCTTGAATAGAATTTTCGATATAATCATTAGCTTCTTTTTCGGCTAATGACATTTTTGATTGTTCTTCCTCGGTTTCTTTTTTGATACGGGAATAAACTCGTTCTTCTCTCTCTTTTTCTCTTTGAACTTCATTTTGATAGTAAAGTCCCCAAGCATCATCATCTTCACCGTATAACTTAGTAAACCAATCGGGACGCAATGGTATTTCTTCTTGTATTTTTGTTTGTTCCAAACGGGACAAACGCTCTTCCAAAAGTTTGTTTTTTTCAAACAACTCATTTTTTTGAGCAATTACCTCTTGAAAACGAGGATGCTTATGGAAAGGAATGTTATCAGCTTTTTCGCCAGCTGTAGCGTTTTCCTTTGATTTAATTTCCGTTGATGATTCGGAGGAAGTTTCCTCTTCCTTATCTTTTAGAAATTCTTCATCAGTTTTATTATCAATGCTTTCGCCTTCTTTTAAGATACCATCTTCTTGTTCTAACATAAATTTTTAATTGTGGGTTAGGTGAATCCCCTTTATTAGCACCTATTCTATTTCAAAATTTGCTTCTAAAATTGATTTATCTTCATAAGATTCCCGAATTGACTTCAATCTTGCTTTTTTAAAACTTAATGGATATGTCTTGCCGACTTCCCAATTTTTTAATTCAGGGACTTCTTTGTCTGTAAGCATAATTGATGGTTTCGGTCTTTCTAATTCCATCACTTTTGACATTTGTTCTTTTTTAGCCATACTATTTTTTTAATGATTTTTCTAATGCTTTTAACTGCATCTTGATATTATTTGGAAGCTTTTTTCTGCTTTGTTTTAAAGACGCCTTATCCTTTACTGGTATATGTTTTAATTGGAGACCAACACTTCTTGGGTCTTTAATTTCTGCTCTTTTGTAGGGAGCAAGCATTTTTTTATCTATATTTTTTCTTTAATACTTTTAATTGATTAGCTTTACCACCAGCAATAGCCCCTAACAGACCACGCTGTTTTTTAGTTATTGGTTGTCCGTGAAGAGTTGGATTTTTTTCACTTAGAATTTTTTTGGCTTTTTGTTGTGTAAACATTATTGTATTGGTATTTGATTAATTACATCTTGCGATTGTTGAGGCGTTGTGACTGGTGTCCCTTGTAATAAACCAGTGGGGTTAGATTGCCAATTTATAAGTCGTTCAAATGCTTTTTTAGGGTCTGGCAAACTAAGTTTTTCATAAAGCGTTAGTGGGTCAATAGCTTGAGCTGACCACAAATCAATAGCTTCATTACGCTGAGTTAAGCTGTCTTTTGGTAGCAAACTACCTTCCTTAACGCTAACTAAAATGTTTTTATCAGCAAACATTTGATTATCAAGTGTCATTGGAACATTCTTCCCGTCTTCAATAAAAGTCCATTTTCTCTGTTCTGTGTAATAAACATACATCATTTGAATTATCAAATTGTATGTATAATCAACAAACTGCTCTATACATTCAGCAATCCCACCGCCAATACGGTCAATATCTGCTGAACGGGTTATAATCTTTCCTCTTACTGTTCTTTCGTTTTGAATACCTTGTGGAATTATACCTGTCACGCCAAATACACCCCTAAGCTCGTTACGATAATCTACCAAAGAATTATAAACATCACTTGGCAAACCTGAACCAACGATTTTAGCCACAACATTATTAGGATTACCAGTAGAAATATAAAGTCCACCGCCTTTACGGGCTGTTCTTATAAATTGGGTTGCTTGTTCTTTATTTAAGCCAGAATCTCCACTAACTATCCAACCGCCATTTATATCATCAATGTTAATATCAAGTTGTCTTTGCCGTTTATTTATGAGGTCTTGTAAAGCTAAGTTTTGTTCAATTAAAGAAGTATCGTCCCAAGGATGTTCTAATAAATTATAAACAGTCAAAAATGAGTAAGGAATACGAGGTGTTTTGAAATGATTTTGACCTGACTTTTTTACCGTCTCTGTCTGTTCCGGTTGAATATCGCTGTCTGTCACTTCAAGAGCAGAGATGTCTTTTACAATTACTTCTTCTGTTCCGTAATTAAAATGAGGATTTTTTATTTTATCTAATATTTCGCCTTTAAGTTGCCAAAAAACAGCTTCATCAGTCCACCATTCAATATATTGAAGTGTTGTTCCTTGACCTTCTTTACCGCAAAGTCCTTCAATAAATAACTTTTTATTAGGAAAACGCTTTAAAAGATTACTGGCTGGTTCTTTTTTAATTTCTCCTAAAAATTCTCCGCAATATTTACCTCCAACAATTTGAGCGTCTGGGTCTAAAATTAAATTCTTACTTTTAATATTTTGAACATCTATCTCATCATCAATCATATTCCAACCAACTTTCAAAGCACCGAAATAATGTAAAGCCCAAAATCTAACAGCTTGCCTAACTTTTAATCTAATTTTCAAGTTATCAAATAAAAATCTTAATCGGCTAGTTATTAACTTAATAAGTTTTTCGCCTTCTGGAGTTTCATCTACTTCTACCACTGGCTCTGGTGATTGTTTTACTGCGACTGGCAAAAATGTTTCAATAGATTCAAATATAAGATTATCAACAAGTGGTCTTTCTTCTTGTGCTTCCTCAACATCACTATATTGCTTACCTAACCAATAATTTTGATTATCTTCCTGTTTTTTTATAAGTTCTTTACTGGCTGAATCCCATTTGATTTTCCAAGCCCGAGCCAAAGCTAAAAGCTCTTCATCAGTCATATCAAGAGTAAGTTCTGGTAAAGTATCAGAAATTACTCCCATTTCTTGAGTGTCTTCTTTTTTTAACTTATTAATGTCAGAAGACAAAGAAAAATATGATTTTAGATTATTAAATATTCCCATAATTAAAAACTCCTAAAATATAGGAGTTCAATGACTCTCTTGTCCTCTAAGGGATTATATAATTGGTAGCTTGTCCCAGTTTCGCAACTGACGACCTTTGGACAAGTAGTGCTTAGATAACGCTCTAAGACAAGCGGCTAATTATATAATTCTAATATCATTTAACTGTTTACATCTGTGACATTTTATTTGAATATGACCTTGTGTAAATTTTAACATTTTACCTAAAAGAGCTCCGCAACTTTGACATCTTATCTCATCACTATTTATAGTATACATCAAAAATTGTATTTTGTCAAGTTTTACGCCAATCATTTTGTTTTTCTGGCATTATTAACTTTTTAATAGAAGGAAACTTAACTCGGTTATCAGGTGGCACTTCAAAAGATTCTTTAATGTTTAATTCACTGCTTGATATTATAATTCCTTGACCTTTACCAAATTTATCCATTCCAACCCGCCAATAAACAGTAGCGTGAACCCAATCATCACGACCACTACGCATCCACCTACGTTTTGGCACTTCTAAATTATCTTCTTCTTCTACCCGATAAATGTGTGACCAATGTAGCCAATAATCCCACCAATCAGCAGTTGTTCCTTGTAGGGGGATACGCTTTGACTTAAATTCATCAATAACAAGCTGAATTACTCTATTTCTATCTACAATTACATTACCCGCCTCATCATTTTCGCCCCAACGAATTAACTGCATTGTCTTACGGTCTTGAGAATAATGGCACAAAAACACCCGACCAGCATATTTTTCCCTAATTTGTCTTGAACCGATTATATCTCCGCCAGCATCAAATACCGCAATAGACATTGAAAATCTATCTAATAAACTTTCAATATCTTTATATTCTTTGGTCTGCCCATAATAGAATAGACCATTCTGATTCCCAACAACAAACCTTAGCCATTCGCCAGTATCTACTCCTATAACTATTCTGCCTTTTTGTTCATTTACTTCTTCGGTCAGATTCTGTAAAATATCCTGTTCATTTACTTTATTACCAGATCCTACATATGGCAATCCAAGAACACGATTCCAAAAAAATTCTTCTGTACTTGTATTAAACTTTTCTATAATTTCTTTAGCAGTAATCCAAGATGCCATTAATAAAGAAATCCAATACCCTGATATTTTTCTGTCTTTAAACTTTTTAACCCATCTACCAATTCGGCGTTCTTCTTGAGTCAATTCCTTAAAACAATGTTTACATTGAAATACTTGTTTTTCCTGATTTATACTCTCTGGCCAACTTAAATATTGTTCTTTACCACAACCTTTACATTTAATAAACCAATGCTTTTGGTCACTATTTTCCCAAATAGCACTTACTCCTATACCTTGTGCTGACGGGTGACCAAAATACCATTTATATTTATATTGGCTATGCTGTAAACGGGATTCATAATCTCCAATAATTTCTTGATCAGAAAAATCTACCTCGTCGTGTATTAAAACATCAGCAGTCACAGAGATAGCAGCTCTTTTTGTAAATGTGCCTCGGTAATATATCATTCCTTCGCCAACTTTCTTTTGTTCTACGCTATCCTTGTCTTGAGTATAACTTTGTAAAATAGGATTTTGTCTAATAAAGCGATTAACTTTACCGCCAACAAATACAGATACATCAGCATCAGTAGGCAAAGTATAAATAATATCAACACCTTTCTTTTTGGCTATGTAGAATGCTTTTAATATTTCTAAAGAACTAAGACCAATTTGGGCGGCTTTTAATACTACTTGTGTGGGAGTAAAATCTGTATAAGGGTCAAATAAGAAAAAATGCTCATTAAAATTAATCGGTAATCCTTTCTCTGTTTTAATTTGATGTTCTTGTATCCAAGCGTGAATTGAAATATCTTCTAAATTCATTCATTTTGCGGTTGAGTTAATAGCTTTTTAAGTTCTTCCTCGTATTTTAACCTAATAGCTTGTATTTCAGCAAAATTTTGAGTATCTTGTGTTATTTCGTGCTTCACTTCACCAGTTATCACTCTTTGTTCAATGTATCTACCTTTAAGTTTATAAGCCATATCCAGACCTTTACTTACTGCTACCGAATCTATCTCATCAGTTTTTACTTTTCTTACTAAACCATTTTTATCAACTTTATTATGATATTCCTTTTTATCCAATAATTGATTATGTCGTTTATATAACTTACTATCAGGCAACATTTCTTCAAGCACTTCTTGAAATCCTTTACTTTGTTTAACTTGTTTTGGCTGGTTTTGTATCACCTCACCATACCCAGATTTAGCCATAATTTCCTTGTCTGTAAGAGGATTTTCATTACCTATGTTTTCCATTGTTAAAATAGCAGCATTTCTTTGTTTAGCGGTCGCCATAATATTTTACCTAATATTAGCTTATATTCTTAACCGCCAACCCAAAAAAAATAACAAAACTTGGGTAAGCGGGAAAAGAAAATTTGTCAAAAATTATCCAGTCAGTTTATAACTGCTTCCTCGTAAGGAAGATTTCAACCAGATAAATTTGGCAGTTAAAAATACAAACTACTTATATCTCTTTTTAAATTTAGGATTTGAAGGTTGTAAAGTATCGGCTTCAAAATCCTGTTCAATTTTAATTAATTCTTTTTCATCATTTTCTATCTTTGCCAAAATATCTTTTTCCGCCACAATACTAAACCTTTCTTGATTTATTACTAATACGTCTGGTGAGTATTTTTTAAATAACACCCTGTCGCCTTTTTTTATTTCTTTTACCGCTGAACTTATAATATCACCACGCATTACACTTTCATTACTTTCACTCACATCAGAGGGTATTATAATACCACTTTTTGTCGTTTCTTCTAATTTTACCAATTTAACAAAAATATAATTATTTAGCGGTCTAATCATCTTTTTTCTCTTCTTGTTTATCAAAAATTTCTTCTATGCTGATTGGGTCAATAATTTCTGCCTTTGATTTTCTTGATTTTTGTTTAAGAATGCCTAAAAAATGTTTTAATTCAGTCATAAACCCTAAACTCGCTACAAATACTAACCCAATTAAACTGAGACTGACTAAAAGCACCCCTAAAATTATAAGAAAATATCCTAATATAATCATAGTTTTATTTTATTATCTGGTTTAATTATTGTTGATTTTTTTGGTTTTGGGGCTATTTGAATTTGCTGTAAAATCTGATTACCAACTATTGTTAGAGTGGGAACTAATACACAATCTTCTGCTTCTAAAATCTTGTTTATTTTATCACGAATTTCATTTAATTTAGCTTCTTCCATCTTATTTAAAAATTAAAATTAAAACAAGCAAAACAATAATCCAAGTTAATTGTGTCTGCATAGTTTACATTTTACAATCCTTTAGGCACAAGATAAAAGCTAATAAGCTCCGACAATTTGTGCCTTAACCTTCTCAAAGTTGAGATAGTTCTTATCTTGTCTCTAAAATATTTTAATTACTTAGCCACCGAGCTAAGAATCGCTGGAAACTTAGCTTAGTAGCGAAAGTAAAATCATTGCCTTTCGGCAGCTAAATAATTAAATTACTTCTTTTTCTTTTTACCTTTACAAGCCATATTAATTTTAGTTAATATTTCATTTATAATAAATTCATTATAATAAGCAGTTGCTTCAAAATCCGAAAGTTTAATACCCCTATCCCCTAAAACACTATCTACCAAATGCCTGACTTCGTGAACTAAATGAGATAAATCATGAATAGTCCAATTAAATTCTCTTAGCCAAAGTATATTATAAGTTTTTCCTTCAGTTTCTATTTTATAAACCGCTCCATAATCTAACTTATTTTTTTTATCTTCTGGATTAAAATCTCTCCATTTTTCCTTGATAACTCTTTCTACACACTCCCTTAATTCATTAGCCGAACAATTAACAAGTGCTGTAGGATTAGCCCGATAAACCTTATCTTCTATTGGTATTATTATCATTTTAACAAAAAAAGCCGACTAAAAAATCAGCTAAAATAAAACTTAAATTGAAATGCGACAAACCTCATTTCTTTTTAATAATTATCTTGTCGCCAAGTTAAAGAGAAATGGCCATAACCTTTAACCCAGCGACAAAACTACTATCTTCAATTCTATTATAAAGGTCTTACTTTAATTTGTCAAGAGATTAAAAAGTGTATAACTCAACCTGTTACAATCTGTAACGAGTTCACCAATTTTGGTAGCTTTATTCACCAAAAACCATATTTACCCGTTGGCGAAAATGGCTGTTAATAACTCATTTGACAAAATAAAAATAATCGTCTATACTTACCTCAAAATAAATTTATGCCATACCAAAACATCGTCAACTTAAAAATAAGAAAGCTGTTTACTACCGAAAACGGAGTGGCATTTGACGATGTTTCCGTTGTAAGTAGTAAATAGCTTTTTTAGTTTTAATATGGATAAAACTTGGAATAATTTTGACGAAAACAAGAAATCTGGCTGTTTTCAAGTAGCAAGGTCTTTGTTTAATAGTGATATTTGGTTAGATAAACCAGCTTGGTGGATTAAAGTTTGGATTTATTTAATTGGTCGGGCTAATCATAGCGATAATA